CATGATCTCTGTAAAAGGAGCGGTTGGCTTTATGAAAGTGTTACTTAGTGTAATACATGTCATAGGCCTTCCAGTCACATCGGCTCGTGTACGTGCTATGGTAAGTCTTCTGAGAAAACTTAATTTTATTTATAGGACGCAAGGAGCTAAAGGATGCACCTTGTACTTGAAGTCAAGTGCTGTTATGTTACAGCAGGCTTTAGGTGGTTTTGTGGTTACGGATCTAACTCAGTTAGGTCCTCGAGTGAGCCGAACGAACAGTGGTTTCCCAAGGTCTATACCGAGGGTCCACCGACATTTAATTATGTTCGGTGCAGACAATAAGCTGATTCGCTTGTATTTATCTGTGTTTAATATTTACCGAGTACTGGATTTTCCAGGAAAGCTAGATACTTCAACAATCACGGATCCACTAAAAGTGGCTCCGACAGGATTTTGGAGTACCGTTAAGGAGCTTAAAGCATTTGTACCAACCTTCTGGTCTCTGCTTAATGTTAACTTTAACATAAATTCATCGACTCTAAGGGAATGGGTCTTTAGAAGATACCTCACATTGGAAGCATTTCCTTTGCTGAAAAGTTCCCCGAATACTGAAAAATTTAACCCAGAACAAGAATTCTTATCCAAACCTCCTGACGATTATAAGTCGAGACCAAAACCTTTTAACTTCGATGAAGAAATAGAGGATTGGACTGTGGGTACAAGTACCCACCCAGTCGCGCTATGGAGATCAATTTCTCTGTTATTTACGGATAAATATCTCTCTGAGGTAACTCAGTACTTCTTAGATTTAACCCACCCAAACCATCCGCTTAGAGCGGTGGTGGCGGGGGTAACCTCGAAACCTACCCTAAAGGGGAAAAGGGGCCTATGGGCTCCCTGGACGGGGAATCTTGGGAAATTAAGTACCAAGGTTGAGGCTGCAGGTAAAGTGAGAATCTTTGCCATGGTGGACGCCGTTACACAGTGGTTTTGTAAACCACTGCACGACGCAATATTCTACGGAATATTACGAGTGATCCCACAGGATGGGACATTCGACCAGTTAGCCCCTGTGAAGGGACTGTTGGCGCAAAAACCAGCTTATCTCGCATCTTTCGATTTAAAGGCAGCGACGGACCGAATTCCACTTGAAGTCCAAACTAACTTAATAGCCGGGTTCATGGGACGAGAGTTTGCCCTCAATTGGGGGAATCTCTTAACGGGACGTACCTATACCCTTAAACCGGGAATGGGAGAACCTACATTGTTCCTAAACTACTCAGTTGGGCAACCAATGGGTGCTTTGAGTTCTTGGCCTTCCTTAGCTTTAGTTCATCACTTTATTGTGCAATTTTGCGCATATAGAGTGTATGGAACTCCAAGATGGTTTACTATGTATGCCGTGCTTGGGGATGACATTGTTATCGGAGATCAACGAGTCGCCAATTATTATAAGGCGATTTGTTCGAGATTGGGGATCGTAATTGGTCTAGCCAAATCAATAATCTCTGTATCAGGAACTACTCTTGAATTTGCGAAACGAACTATCCACGGAGGGATAGATGCCAGCCCGGTTCCCTTAAAAGAACTGCAAGCAGCATTTAAAAGCCCGTCGGCTCTAGTTGAGTTTAGCAGAAAGTATAACCTTAGTTTTACTGCACTTGCGAAAGTGCTTGGCTTTGGCTATAGGGTGCTTGGAGGTCTTAATAGACCCTTCAACTCCTTGAGTGGAAAACTGCGAATGATTATATTTGCTATTAATACTCCTTTAACAGAGGAGGAAGCCAAAAGCTTCTTTCTACTGGGGGCTCCTAAAACCATGAAAGGTTTCGGAGAACTTAAGGAGGTAATTAACTACCTAGTAAGTCAGGAGTTGCCGTTAATGAAACGAAAAATTAATGCGCTTCGATTGAACGGGTACCAGTTAGAAATAGTCGAAGCACTTGCTCGAGACCTGAGTCAGCTGATTGCTGCGCAAGCACAAGAGGCTGTACTAAGACACAACTCGAAAGGGTTGGGTGACGAATTACCGTCAATAAGACTGCGAGAGAT